ACCTGTAGCATCAGGTATAGTAACTGTTCTATCTGCCGTTGGATCAGCAACAGCTAAAGTTAATTCATTTTCATCAGCTGTTGCACCTTCAAAAACAATGTTGTTATCAATTGTTAATGTTGTAAATGCACCAGGTTGACCACCACCAGATACATCTGATAAGAAAGCAACTGTACCACTAGCATTTTGAAAAGTAATTGTTCTATCAGCAGTTGGATCTGTAACTTCTAAAGTTGTTTCATAGTCATTATCTGTAGAACCTTCAAATATGATTGTATTTGAAATGATAGGATCAGTTAAAGTTTTGTTTGTTAAAGTTTGTGTAGTGCCAGAAAATAAAGTATCTAATTGTGATAATGTAACTCTACCTTCAGTTCCACCATCTGATAATAAAATCTGATCACTAGAAGCAAGTGTCGAACTTGTTAAATCTATAGCGTTATCAATATTTACAATGGCCTCAACGTTACCAAATTCTAAAGCCGTACCAGCAGAGTTAACTTTTAAAACCTGACCTGTAGTACCAATAGATAAAGAGGCACCAAGACCTCCGTGTGATAGATCAATAAATTCACCTGATTGATATTCGGCAAGACCTGATACTTCAGATCCATTAAACGTTGCTCGTATTGGAGTTTTAGCACTCATTTACTTTATATTCCTTCCATTGTTGGCATATGGCCTGGTCTAATTGTTTGTATTGATGTTCCATTTGCAGTTGTGAATGGTAAATAATATGATTGTACAACAACGTGATCTAAAAATCCATTAATTGTAGTCATATCTTTATTATTTACAAGAGCAAGAGTGGTTGCAGTACCATCTGTTTTTGTAAATGGCACTCTTTTACCAACATTATATTGAAAATCATTTTTCCATTCAGTACCATTATAATTTAAAATTTGACTAGGTAGTTGAGTTGTAAAATTTGTATCTGTTAAATCAACTAGTGAACCATTACCAGCAGCAGCCGCACCACCTATTTCTTTTATAACACCAGCGTCATTGATATAAAACTTTTGATTTGAAGTATCAATCGCAACCTCTCCACTTACAAGATCACTTATAGTTGGAGTGCCCGTACCTCTTTTAAGTTTAATAACTGTCGCCATTAATATATTTCCTATTCAATGACGATTAGTAAGTTCCGCCGTCTAAGTCGCCGTACGTAATATTACTACCGTCTGATTGTAAAATTTTACCACTTGCACCAAGTGTTAACTTATCAAGTGTGTTTGAACCACTAGCGTATAAAATATCACCAGTAGTATATGAACTTTGTCCTGTACCACCATATACTTCGCCAATAACGTCACCATTCCAAGTACCTTGAGTAATAGTACCTAATGTAGTAATTGATGTTTGACCAGCATAAGTTGATTTAATTTGTAATGCGTCAGATGATATTTCAATTGTACTGTCGTCAACAGCAACATCTAATTGATTACCAGTTTTTGTTAAAGCGTCACCAGCACTAATTTGACCAGCACCAGAGAATTGAGAAAATGTAATACTTGTACTACCAAATGTTGGTGTACCGTTATGTGTAGCAACGTAACCATTATCAGCATTTGTAGAACCTTGTTCAGCAAAGAAGAAAGTACCACCAGTTAATTCTGAAGCTGTATCAGCGTCAGGAGCTCTTGTTAATACATATGCAGTTGAACCATCACCAACAGTTGTTACAGTATAGATACCGTTTTCAGTAGCTGTTGATTGGTCTTTAACTAAAACTCTATCACCTGAAGTTAAAGTAACACCATCAATTGATATTGCACCATTTGAACCAGCTGTTAATGTTCCTGCGCCATTATCATATGTAGCAGATAAATTGGCAGTTGTAGCAACTCTAACACTTTCTTTTACATCTAATCCATTTGCAACACTATCAACGTATGCTTTTGTAGCAGCGTCTTGTGCTGAAGTTGGATCAGTAACGTTTGTAATTCTACTTGAATTAACATCAACTGAACCAGAACCTTTTGGATTTAATACTAGGTCAATGTTAGTATCACTACCTGTTGTAGCAATCTCTACACCATCACCAGTAGCTGCGTTACTAACTTGTAATTCATTAACAGCACTTGCAGTTGTTCTTAATAGAATTAACTCATTACCATTTGCGTCAGCAAGATATCCAGCGTCAGCAAATTTAGGTGCTGTAAGTGTTTTATTTGATAGTGTTTCTGTTCCTGCTAATGTAGCAAAAGAACCATCAGACAATGCACTATTAAATTCAGCAGTTGTACCAGTTAAAGTACCTTCAGATAAATCTAATGTTAAAGTATTGTTTGCACTATCAATTATTTTGTTTTGTAAAGTTTGATTGCCTGTTAATGTAGCAACAGTACTGTCTATAGCTACTGTAATTGCATTACCTGTAGCAGATGTATCAATACCAGTACCACCAGAAACAGATAATGTTTCACTATCTAAATCAATAGCAATTGTTCCTGAATCTGTTGTTACATCTAAATCTTGTGCTGTAACTTGTGAGTCAACATAAGCTTTAATTGCTTTAGCAGAAGCAAGTGTATCATCACTTGAAGAAGCAGAACTTAAATCTGTATCAACAACACCTGAAGCAAAATCAGCAACTTCTATATTAGATATAGAATTACCAGTTCCATTTGCGTCAAAAGTTTTGTTTGTTAAAGTATGTGTTGATGAAGCTGTTAGTACGTCAGCGTGTGTGCTGATTGTAATTGTATCACCTGAAACTGAAGTATCAATGTTTGTACCACCAGTAAATGTTAATGTGTCTGAACCTAATGCAACACCATCGTCTGTACCACTATCAGCAGCAATATCTAAAGTTGTTGATATTGAAGCAGTACCAGCCGCTGTTAAACGACCTTGTTGGTCAACTGTAAATGTTGGAATTTCAGTTGAAGAACCATATGCACCTGGAGTTACAGCAGTGTCATCTAAATCAAAAGTAACTTCGTTATCTGCAACTGTTGATGTTAAACCTGTACCACCAGTAAATGTTAAAGTTTGACCAGTAGTAAATGTATCAGTAGTTGAGCCATCAGATAAAGTAAATGAACCAGATGGAACAGCAGCAAAACTTAAATTACCAGAACCGTCAACTGTTAAGAATTGACCGTTTGAGTAAGTACCTGGAAGAGTATAAGTAACGTCTGAAGCTAATGAGTTGGGAGATTTAAGAGCTACAAAGTTTGCACCGTTATTAGTACCTTCGTTTAATTTTATTGTACCACCTGTAGTAGCATTATTACCAATAAGCAATTCATCAATTGCTTTATTAGAATCTACTATTAAACCAGAAGACGCAGTTAACGTTCCTGGTGTGTGGTCTAAAAGTTGTGTGTAATATCTTCCACCAATTTCAATTGCTGAATTTGATGTTGATGTTGGATCACCAATGAATAGCCTATACCCATTACCACCAGCACCATTATCGGTTGCTGAAGTGTCATAGACGTATGCTAATTCCCCTTGGTTAAGGCCGCTGGGTGCATTAGCACCAGTGGTTCGTTTAATTTTGATTATTGTTGCCATTTAAAATCTCTCCCTATTTTTTAAAATGTGCCACCGTTTAATATTAAATTTCCACTTTCAGTTTTTATATCATTTCGACTTGTCCATTTTTTAGAAGTATTATCATATTGAAGCATTGCACCATCATTTAATGTTGATACATTAACATCACCTAGAGCATTAAGTCTAGTTGAAGCTGATGGAACAGTAACGGAAACGTTTCTCGGTCCCGAAGTATTATTATTAATTGTAGCTGTTATTCTGTCTGACATATTACCTTATTACTAGTAAGTTTATAATATTTATAATAATAAGGTAATGTAAAACTAGTTAATAACTACTTTTTTTCAGCTTCTTTTGATGTATCAATGCCCAATTCAGCGGCAATAATATCATCATAGTGTTTCTGTAAAATAGCAACTTTTTCTAACTCTAAAGACAACTTAATTCTAGTTGCCTGTAGGTCTTGTCTAATGATAATACTATTTAAAGTTTTTGTATTTAACTCACTTCTTTTATAGTCTTTACCATCAATTGTAAAAGTTTGTTCTTTATTCACATCTGTTTGTGTATTCAATTCACTACTCATTTTTTCTCCTATTATTAAACGTTTGGTTTAACGGTGATTAAACCTTCAATTATTTTTGTTACAGTACTGTCACTTGCCGTTATATCTAAATCATAAACATAACGTGCTGGTGCGTCTAAAGCTGCAGTTTGAGCTGCAGTTAAAGAAAGTGTTATAACACCTGTTGTTCTATCGGCATCAAAAGTTGTTGTAATAGTGGTTCTTGTTCTTGTTGAAGCATAACCTAAAGCCATCTTTGCACTTGCTGTATAACCAGTCAAGTCTAAAGGATTTCCATCACTACCTTTAACGGTAACTGCTGATGAAAACGTTGTTCCTTGGTCTATTACATAATTTGCTACTGCTGCCATAGTACTATTTATACTTGTTTTTTACTTTATTTTTTTGAAAAATAATTATCAATATATTTAGGCATTTTCATATTTTTTTTTGATATATATGAATTTTTATACTTTATATATGATCTTTCTAAAAGTTTAATATAGTTACTATTCATTTCTTCAGCTTCCCATGGAGATCCCATTGCCAAAGTAAATTT